AATAACCACTTACGTTTTTGCGCCTTGGCTTTACTCAATTCTGCTTTAGCCAAAATTATATCAACTTTACCGGCTCGCTTCGACTCCTTTTTTGAGTCCACCGGAACCATTACCAATTTGCCGTCACTGTTTCTTATTCTCTTTTTACGTCCCATTTAATAAACCTCCCCATTAGCGGCACAAATAACCCAGGCCCCGGTACGCTCTGCAATCTCGCCGGCTTGGACGGGGCAAGACTCAACAAACCAATCTAAATTTAATTTTATAAATTCCGCTGCTTTGTAATCACTGATAGCGCGGGGTTTCATTCTATCCGCATTGCTGCCAGGGTACATTATCAACCGTTTGCATTGGATCCCGAAACGCTTTAACCAGGTTTCCGTAACGCCTCTATCTGATTCTAGCCGGCCGGTAATGATCGCCGGTAACTCGGCCCGCCGTGGTAGGTTGTACGGCTTGGCAACCTCTAGCGGATTTGAATACGGCATGTCGTGGCATATAACCCCATCCATATCAAACGCCATACGGCTAACGTATCCGCTATTAAATAGATTCCACTGTAACAAATGCGGTAATTCTAATTCCGCGCCGTATAGATCCGGCTTATTCTTAGCCCTGGGGTTTACATAGATGGCCGCCGTAACGCCTTTAAACTCGCTCAGGCGTTTCATAGCTGCTCCACTTGCTACGGTATCATCTACGAATAGAAACCGCCGCGGCTCCGGTGTTGCCTTAAACCGTTGGCCATATCCGACGTTGGTAACATAGCGGTTTTTATCAATACTATATAACGGTAAATGTAAATGAGCGGCTATCACGCTGGCCGGAATCATACCGGATCTAGGAACCCCACAAACGGCGTCTATTTCCGGCGGTACTTGGTCACAAAATCTAACGGCCTGGTGTACTAATTCCACCGTCGGAATCAACCGGGCATTTTCAAACGCTGGCGTAGAAAACTTTTTATTCAATGTGCCCTGGCGGCTCCTGCATCCACCGCATTTTTTAATACCTAATGCCGATGTAAAACCGGCGATAGAATCTCCTAGACCCTTGCGTAATGCACAATTACGATAGCTGGGGCGCCGGCGAGTATGCCCGCAATTGACACAACAAACCCCGGTATCGTTTTCTATCCATATGCACCGCATCAAATCCCCTTTAAACCATTACCGCTTCTACTATTGCTGTACCGTCACTGTCGCACCAATCAGAAAAACTTGTTGACGCTGATTCCCCGCTATAATTTACGGTTAGCGTCCCGACGTTATTAACCATGGTCCAACTCATACCGCTATGCAAACCGCATTGGTTGGGATGCCCTGGCGGTAAATACTCCCAGTAGAAATTATAGCATTTTTCGGCATAGTCGCCGCGCGTAACCGGGTTACCTTCCGCATCTAATACAATTTCCGTTAATGAAATCTCCATTTTATAACCCAGGTGCAGCCGCCAAATATCGGTATAAGTCGATCCGGTTAAAATCGGATACTTAACCAACATCAACCCCGTCCAACCCCATGATTTAGCCGTAGTTAGGCCGGTTGGTACATCTAAAACGCTACTGCTACAGTATCTATCGCCGATGTAATCATTAAACCCAACGCCCCAATAACAAATTGTTTCGACTGGGTCTAGATTTGCGGGGGTATCGTGTAGCGGTAATTGCCAACATAAGCCGTTCCCGCCTATGCACTGTAGCGTAAATGTATCATTGATAAAGTCACATTGCAAACAATCGGCAGAATCGGTAAAACCGCTTATCGTTGCGTCAAATTCGCCCGTGTAGAGTATGCCGGGGAAGCTATCACTACAATTTACGCAACAATCAACCGGATCCGGTGGATCAGGTGGATCAGGATCCCCAATACAACAATTACAACCTGGGGAATTTTTGGAAACGCCGGCCATACATCACCCGCAATCTTCCATATCGACCACCCAAAACGGTGAACCCTCAACGCGCTTAATGGTTATAAATGTGGATCCATTTACATTACCGCCGGCGATGTTATAAGCTGATACGGATTCGCCGGTATCCGTTAATACTCCGGCGCTCGTTAGATAGTATATGTCAACTGTACCGCTACCGGCGGTTGTACCGCTCCTGGCTGAAATTCCCCCGATGGTTTTAGCTATTGCCGTTTGTACTTCCATGCTAGGCATCCAAGCCCCACTTTTGAAATTACGAGAAACCCGGATAATAGAATCTATCGGAATCGGTATTAATGAATCATTGTAAACGTCAATATTCCGGTTTGTTGGTTCTGCGCCGTATTCCTCAACCTCAGTAGCATCTGTAAACGTTGCCACGTCGCTAGAATCAATTTCTATATTCTGTACATCCGCTTTGCCTTTACCCAAGGTGGTTGTTACCCTGGGCGTTATTTCCTCGGTCACCTTTACCAATACGTGGTTTTCTTTACCCATGCTGGGCCGTATATTGGAAACCATAGATTCTAGCCGGCGCACCCGGTTTTTGATGGTGGCGTGATCGGCGCGCAGCTTTTGTATAGCTTCGGCGGTAAGTAGAAATCCGCTAGGCATTGTTGGTGCTTATTTCAATGGGGCCGCCGGTAATGTTTAGATTCGTTATCGTTATTAAATCCGGGTCATAAATAACATTGCCGCCGGGGTTTAGATTTAACGTTGTAATCGTCCTGGCTAGCCCGCTGCGGAATAGATCCAATGTTCCGCCCTCAACGTTAGCCGTTGCTATTGTGCCGGTTCCATTGTGCGTGTGGGATCCATTAAACAAACTCAACGTAGTAATAGCGGCGGCTTCCTCAGTCGTTACGCTACCGTTGTAGTTTTTCAGGGTTGTTATGCTCGCCTGGGAAACTAACCCGCCGCTGTATACGGTGGCATTAGTCAACGTGCAACCGTCACCAACCGCAACCGTACCGCCGTTAATGGTTAGCGTTGCTACCGTCGCAGTTTCGCCCGCCCTGGATGCTACGCCAACCGTACCGGATAATACGTTTATTTCATCTATTGCGGATCCTTTTAAATATAACCCGCTCTTACCTGTGGCCGCTGCTGCGGTTCCATCCACCCTAATATCTATTGCCGCCGCTGCTGCGTCTATGTAACATTCTCCAGAGCCTTTAAAATCTAATGAACCCATCGATTGAGGGGCGAAATATGTCGTTTTACTTCCAATTTTGCCGCTGTATCCCTTTTCAACTGTAACGGATGCCAAATCTTGTACATATGCCGGCGTTATGCCGTCAATATCGACAACATATTCAGCGGTAATAAATACATTGTCACCCGTTACCGGGCCAGACGTCGCCGGTACTCTAAACCCACCGACAACATCCAACCAATTATCACCATCGCCAAAATAGCTATCAGCCGCCCCTGTCCAAATCTTGTCTACCATTATAAGTTTCTCAACCTCCGTTTTAGTTTGTCAAAATCTGTAATTATGTGCATATTAAATATTTCAGGATAGACGGCATAGCGCAAGTATGACGCCTGATGAAATTCAAGGTCTAACATGTTGCCGTTGCCGTCTAATAATACCGGCTCCGCTATTTGATTACCCTTCTCATCAACTATATTATTTTTAGTTGGTGCGCCCTCGGATACTGTCTTATTAGAACTAACACAATAGCCCCGGTCTAAAATATCTAGCCGCCATCCAAATAGCGGATCTATTAGAAATTCCAATTCTACCCGGTGAAAAACCTTACCGTTTTTAATTCGCTCGGCCGCATTAACACCCATAAACCGGCACGTATAGGGAGCGCACTTTATACCGTGTGCAACTGAACCCACAAAAAAAAGCGGCTTTGCGTTTATGGTGTTTACCATTCCGAATATGCCATTTGTCCAGGCCCTAACATTTACCGCGCATGTTATGCGTATTTGGTTGTATGATATTTCTGGTGGCGGGTCAAACGGCGTAAAAACTGAGTTTGTTATCGGTACGCCGTTTTTAATGCGCCCTAGGGCGTCACCTTTAGCAGTTTCTACCGCTTTGGGTTTTTCTGGCTTAAAACCGTCCGTGCTAAAATGGCCCGGGTCCCATGGATTCTCAACGCCGGCGGGTAGATCTATTTGTCCAATATACGCGCCCCGCTCCGCTACCCGTGTAGCGTTTACGGTTTGTATTGTTACGTCTGCCGCTTCTTTTTCCGGGTCGTCTGTTGGTTGGTCGTTGTCATCTAACCCCGCTTTTTGGTCGCCCTCCGGCGCTCCGCTTGGCTCATTTGGCCCAAATGTTACCGTAACATGCCAAAACTTATCATCTATCGGTGTAGGTGATTTACTTTTGACAAATGCAAACGGGTCAGAATCGTTACCAACTGCGTACGTTTCAAAACGGCGCGGTATCCTGGTTGTACCATCATCGGCATCCATTACGATTAGCGCCCCATCATTTTTATCGTCCACCTCTACCAGGTAAACAACCGTAAACGTGGTTTTTTTCCCTACATCCTCGGACGCGCCCCACCCGTTATGTAATATGTTTACGCTTACAACTGCCATTAGATCCCCGCCGCCGCTAGTGGTTTATCTGTATTCTTTTTAATAGCGTCTAAATGCTTGTTGGCCAATTCAGCCGCCTTTAGTTGTGCCTTCTGAAATCGCTCTAAAACACTCGCCGCACGTTGTCTCGCGGAAAACTCCGCAGCCGTTCCCCTAACCGCTACCGTTATTGCTTTACGTTCCGTTTTATCTAGTTCCGCGTTTAGTTCTTCAACCGCGTCCGTTTCCGTTTTAATCGCCTCGGTGTTTTGCATAGCGATTTGACCAACCGCAGCCGCCGCAGCCGCTGAGGCTTGTAATTTATCGTTAGAATTTGCTAGCCCGTTTACCTGTTCTTCTGCGGCCCCTATTGATTGATCTAACATATCAAATACTTTCATAGCGGCAACGCCGGACGACGCTATAACACCAAGGGCAAGCGCTACGCCCACAAAATTTTGTGCCGCCGCATTAGCCGCTAGTTCAGCAGTCGTTAATATTCCCAGTGTTACCACCAACGCCCGAATAGCAACCATAAGTTTTGGGATAATAGTTATCATATAGCCTAATGCTTTAATCATTACGCCAATGGTAAAAATTTGTTTTATAGAGGCCTTATCTAAATTACCTAACCAAGTGACCGCTATCAAACCAACTTTTAGTAATTTATGGATAACCGGGATTAACTTCTCACCAAATGCAAGCGCCAGCGCAGATACGTTATCTTTTAATGTACTCCATAGGCCCGCCAGGGTTTTCGACTGTTTCTCCATCAAATCGCCAAATTGGCCAGAAGCGCCCGCCATTTTATCCATAGCCGCAATCATATCTTTGAATGATACCTGACCGGTTGAAACCATATCTCTAATGGCTGATTCAGCCACGCCGAAATGCTCCGCTAGCGCCGCAATAACCGGTATTCCCCGCTCCGCTAATTGGTTTAGCGTTTCCCCCATTAATTTACCCTGGCTTTTAATCTTGCCGAATATCTGCGCCAACTCAGAAACCCTCGCCCCGCTCATGGCCGCTAGATTACCGATAATAAATAAACTGTCCATAACCTGATTTTGTGCAAATCCAAACGCCAATAATTGCTTAGTAGCCTTTACCAAATCTTTTAATTGAAAAGGCGTGGTTTTTGCAAACTCCCGCAATTTGGCCATTAATGCCGTGGCTTTTTCAAGACTACCAACAAACGCTTGGATTGTTATCATATCTTGCTGCATTTGGGCCGCTGTACCGATAGCCATTTTTACAAACCCAATTGCGGCAATTGCCCCCGCAACCTTAGCGGCCTTTACAATAACGGAATCCCCGAAACGCCTAAAAGCTGCCGTAGCCCGCATGCCGACGGACTGTACATCGCGGCCCATTTGCTTAACTGAAGCACTAGCCCTCTTGACGCCAGATTCAAAGGGCGCGGTTTTAGCTACAAACGTTGTTGCTATTGATCCAATGGATAGGGCCATTAATTTTTTACTCCATACATAGCGGCCATTTGTGCTTCGTCATCAACCACAGTTTTTTTCTTCTCTGCAAAATCTGGTACAAAATGATCCAAATCTACGGTTTCCTTTGCAGCCAGGTTTAAAACAATACTACATAGATAGCTAGTCTGTAACCATTCTTCCCCGAATGGCTCCAACCTATAAAACGCCATCCATTCATCTAGTAATTCTGTTGGCATTTCGTCCAACATTGCCGGCACATCCCAAACCCCTAATTTTGCCGCTAGTTTGAAACTAAAATAGCGTCTTGGATGTTTTCGCAGTTTTTTTCCAAATCCTCAACGGCTTCGGGACTACTAAAACCGGCATGCTCGCTAGCCGCATCGAATAATTTTGCAACTATCGCCCCGTCCATTTCCCCTAATAGATCCAAATCGGAACCACTTAAAAGCGGCTCGCCTTCATCATCTACTAGCATTGTAATTAATAGCCGCCGGCGTGCGCTCATGTATACCTCACCGGTTTTCTTATTAATTACCTGTTTTTCAAAACGGCTTTTTTCCGATTCGCTTAATGATTGTAATCTGAATTGCATCCCATCAATTGAAACGGTATTAAATCGCCGCTTACAACGTGCTAGCAAATCATTCCTCGTCGTTAGTTTCTTCTTGGTCATCCTCTATCTCCTCTGGTTCTACTGCTGGTGGCGGTTCATTAACAGAACCAACGGAGCCACCAATAAACTTTTCTACCTCTATTTTTACCCGCGCTCGCACCGCCTGCGATTGTCTGCCGGTAAAACAAATCGGCGATCCTTCAGAAATTCCACAATAGCCGGCGCCTATGCCATCTATGCGAATCAACTTAACGTCACTAATTAACCCGTTTGGGTGATCCTCAATTTTTATTTTCATTATGAACCTGCTGTATAAGTGGGTTGCCCGCCCCATTTAACGGTATACTCGCCGCTCATAATTTCACCATTAACCAAGTCTGGCCCGGTGGATCCCGTTAAGAACCCGGAGCCGCTCAACGTTGCCGCTGTCGTTTCGCCTGATTTCATGGGATAGGTTACCGTTACGGTTTCTGCCGCTGCGGTAATTGGTGGGAATGTCGAGGCGCTTTGATCCCATTGGAACTCACAACTAAACTCGCCGCCGTCTACCAGGTCGGCCGGTTGGAAGCTCATGTAGTCCGATGTTCCCAGGTGCGAAACGTCTAATGATTCACGCCCCATACCAGTACCGCCGATGCGATTGTAAGAAGCGGTAAAACCGCTTGTACCAAAAACTATGGTTGCGCTGTTTCCAGTTTGTGCCATTTTCTTTACTCCTTAAAAACTTGGTATTGATTCAGTCAATACGATTTCAAAACTTAAACTAGTAACATATAAACCGCCATCGGATCCATCCGCCGGCACTAAATAACCGCTTGCCCTGCTGCTCAATTGGCTACTTTGTATTGTTTCGCCGCCGGCGCTGCCCTCGTATCCCTGCAACGCCGCCCGCACTTTTTCCCCCAGGTTTTCAGCGGCTAACCTGGTTTCACTGTAACACGC